GTAATATGTACGATAGGTCCAATTGGAAAATACAATATCATTACGGTCTATCAGGGTCTATTAGTGAAGGAGTTGCAATATCTTTTAGTCAGGTTCCACAGGATATGCAATCAGCGGTTTGTTTAGAAGTCCATCGATTAACAGCATTAAGACAACATCAGGGCTTTGAGTCCTCGACCTCTGCTGCGGGGGTTTCTAAAAATTATAATTTGAATTTTGTCCCGGATGAATATAAGCAGACGGTCGCAAAGTATAAACGGTACGTTTAATGCAAATTGAAATAATAACAAATTATCGTTTGACGATTGACCAGTTAAAACAATTGGAAAAGCAGTTCAATAGTGCTGTTCAAGAAGGATTAACTGCTGCCGCCGATATCGGGGTTAAAGCAATTAAGCATAACTTAAATAATGTAATATTGCACCGGATAACGGGTGGATTATTTAATTCTATTGTACACACGACTGTTGAACGCAATAGAACCGATTATACGATTTCAATCATTACTGACCCCGATAAGCCTTGGGCCTGGATACATGAAGTAGGTGGACACGCGGGCCGAAATCATGCTGCATATATTCCTCCAAGGCATCCTTATACTTTAGCATTAGAAGTAGTAAAGGATCAAATTCAAAAAGCGATTGAAGACCCTATTTCAAGAGTGATGAGATAATGGCAAATATTCGAAAAACATTAATTGATTCATTAGCGTCTCAGCTTGCTAAGATTACAGGAATAGGGGAGGCTACTCGTCAAATACATTCAGCAGACGAGCAAGAAAAGAAGAGTCCTTATATCGGTATAATGGCAGGTAATGAAACGGTCGATGTTATTACAACGACAAAAATCCGTAAACGTTTACCCATTCAATTATTTTTAATTACGACTCAAGCCAGGACAGATGTAGAAGAACTTATCGATAAAATACGTGATGAGGTGGCTAAAATTAGTCTAGGGAATAATGTATTGTATTTTCAAATCGATACAGTTAATCCCACCGTTGTTCAGAATATTGCTACGGACAAATTTGCATACAGTGTAGTTAATCTCACTGTTTTATATTACAATACGATAGGGGCTGCATAATGATGGGTCCCATTGAAGCCTGTAATTATTATATTTGCCAACTGTTAACGAGTGGTAGTGCGCCGTCAGTAAGCGGCAGCATTACTGTTATTCCAATAAGTGGTAGTGTATATCCGTATCACGAGGTTGCAGACCTATTAACTGATTCTATTTCAGTTTGGTCAAGAGCAAGTGCAGGTGGGTCAGAAAGTGCCTTTAATGTAGGAAACAGATGTATAAGTCATAAAATAATTGCGACTATAAGATATCATAGCGGTTACGATATCGGGCCTATTAATCCGTCATTAATGGCCCAACGAATGGACAGTATATTTACTTTAATATATGAACATAGTCTTTTAAACAATAAAGAATTCTCCTTGCAAGGTGATTACGAATTGAACATGAGTGGTGACTTCGCAGAAAGTAAAACCCGGGGAGCAGAATTGACCGTTATGTATAGAAAACATTCAGTATATCCACTAGCGAAATAAGGAATTTATAATGGAAATATTATTTGAATCAAAAATGAAGCGTATGAAAATTAAAAACATAATGAGAGTATATAATGTTTCTGAAGAAGACGCACACATACTAAGACGGGGTCATAATATAATTCGCCCCGACGCGGTATCAGTCGCAGATAACGAACTAAATTATAATTATGAAGCCGATAAGGAGATATTAAACTAATGTACACTAACTATGACCCCACCTTACGATGCACTGCGATAGCAGAACAAATATATTTTGGTCTGCCTATTGCAAATAGTGGGTCGTTTTTAAAGGTGATGTGCGACCCTTGGGATATTACAGGTCGCGCGAAAACTTACGAACTCCCTGATGTAGGATTACATGATTTTGCAGGAAATGATGCAGTTAAAATAATTCCGTCAGGTTCAATGCCTACATTCACATTGCCTGCAATGCCTTTTACGATTTATACCGCGCATCATTTCCTTTATGCCTATTGGCAGCAAGTAGTGCAGGCAGGTGCGGCCGGTAGTGAGGCTTATTGG